GTACTGGCGATAATAGTGTTAGAGGCAACGCTGCATCACCAATGAAGGCTATTGGCTATAGTTTAAATGCTGAAAATACAATATTTGAAGCTGATGGAACTACTGCAAGACAGTTTTTAAATGTGAGAGTGGTTATTAATAACCATGTATATCGTGCTGGTTCAGCAGGCACTACTCCTACATAAATAAATATAAGAGGTAAATAAAAATGATTAATACAGGTCAAATTGCCGAATTGCTGCGTCCAGGATTAAAAGCAGTATTTGGTCAATATCCAACATATCCTGAACAATGGACTGAGATTTTTAAGACATATAAGTCTGATAAATATCAGGAAATTGAAGTAGAAATGAAGTATCTTGGTGCAGCTGATATCAAACCTGAAGGTCAGCCAATTGCAACAGATAGTATGGGACAGAGAATTATTACTAATTATGTACATAAGAGAATAGGATTGTCTTTTACCATTACTAAAGAAGCAATTGAAGATAATTTGTATCAAAACCAATTCCCTCAGCAAGCGGTATCACTTAGAAACTCACTGAGAGTTACTAAGAATATATTAGGTACGAATGTGCTTAATAATGCATTTAATGCAGCGTACCCTATTGGAGATGGGCAGCCAGTATGTTCTAAAAATCACCCAATAGATGGTGGAGTATTTTCTAATACATTTAATGCTCATGTAGACTTTAGTGAAGCTGGTGTAGAACAAGCAATTATTGCTATTCAAAAGTTTCCAATGCAATCAGGGATTTTGGCTCAGACAATGGCTAAAAAGATCATTGTGCCTAGAGAGTTACAATTCTCAGCATCAAGACTGCTAAATAGCCAATTCAGAATCAGCACAGCAAACAACGATATTAATGCAATGTACCACAATGACTACATTCCAGAAGGGTACAGATGTAATCAATATCTTACTTCTGCTGATGCTTGGTTTATTTTAACTGATGCGCCTGATGGACTAAAACATTATCAAAGAACAGGAGTTGAGACTGATACTTATGTGGATTATCAAACTGATAATGTAATGGCAAAAGCTACAGAACGTTATTCGTTTGGTGTATCAAATCCAAGAGGAATATTTGGCTCACCTAGTGCTTAAAGTAAGTTTTTAAATATATAGGTTAGAAATCTGGCCTATATATTTCATTTTAATTTAGGAGTTTTTATATGAGAACTAGATTATCTAAATATGAAGTCCCTCGTTTTGTTAATGTATTGTTAGAACAATCTATAAATGAAACAACTCCATTAGAATTAAATGGAGAACTTTCAAATCTTACAAATACTGAGATAAATATTATAAAAGAAGGATATAGCAGAAATATACAATTAAAAAGAGTTGGTGGAGCTGAAAATGTGGATTTTATTATAAAGGGTCTGCAAAATAGCAAAGAAGTTATAGAGACCTTGGTAGTAGGTGGTAATGCTGAGGAAGCATCTGTAAAAATATACGATAAAATATATTCTATTACACCACAAACCACTGATACAGGAACTGTAAGTGGTAATTTAGGAAAAATAGGATATTTTACACCTCTTTATATGGATTCAACAACGTTCGATATTACTATTGTTAGTAATCAGAAGGAGAGTGATGTTATAGATAAAAAATATAAAGTTTATTCTGCATTAGAGGAAGTTCCATCTAGTTTTCAAGAGGCTATTGAAGCAATAAGTAATGAGACAAGAAATAGTGATTTGCAGAAAATTTTTGAGTTAGAACGTGATTATTCTGAGATGCCAAGCAAAAATCTCAACTTAGTGCATTATATTATAATTGGTTTTGAACTAAAAGATAATCCTCCTGCAGATTCTGTACTAACGTTAAGGTTTTTAAAGCAAATATAATAATTTTGAGAATGCTTACTTCAAATACATATAATTTTCAATCAATACAAATTGAGCTACTAATTAGAGATGCTTATGAGAATATAGGTATTGCTCCTGAACTTATTACGCCGCAAAAATTAGAATCAGCAAGAAGAAGTATCAATCTTATTTTGATTGAATGGATGAATAAATCTACTAATTTATGGACTTTGCATAATGGCTTTATTGCACTAGAGAAGGGTAAGAATAAATATACTCTTGAAAACTATGTTAGTGATATAACGGAAGTTAATTTGCGCACTTCTAATCGTCAGTTAAATGGCACGGCTACATCAAGTAATGGCGGAGTTGCTGCTAATGCATTTGATGGGAATAATGCTACAGCTTGCACTCAAGATGCTCTTAATGGTAATATCTCATATGATTACGGAGAGGAGCAAGAGCAAAATATTACTTTCTGCGGTATAACTTCGCATGCAAATCTAACCTATAATTTAAATGTTGAAGCTTCTAATGATAATGCTACTTGGTATAATATTCTAACTATTCCTGCTCAAGTTTTTACAGCAGGTCAATTATATTGGTTTGATATAGCTGCTTCTACTAATTCAAGATATTACCGAATTAGAGAAACTGAAGGAGCTACTCTTAATATTCAAGAAATTTTCTTTAATAATAATGTGCTAGATACAACTATAAGTAGTATCAGTAGAGATGAGTATTTAAAATTCCCACAAAAGAATATTAAAGGAAGACCTTCTGTATACTATTTTGATAAATCTATTACACCTTCTATTTCCCTATGGCCGTCGCCAGCATCTCCTTATAATGCGATTTCTTATTCATATAAAAAGATGATGCAAGATGTAGGTCTATACACTAATACTATAGAAATTCCCTCTAGATTTTATCCAGCACTAACTTCAGCTTTAAGCTATAAATTAGCTATAAAATTTAATTCTCAAGTAGCAGATATTTTAAGCGTAGAATATCAGAATAGCTTTAACTTAGCTACAATAGAAGATACTGAAGATGTCAATATTACGATCAGACCAGAATGGCATTAGGAGGATTTAATGAGCTTTATCAAACGCTGGAAGGGAAAATATGTAACTATTAATCCGGATAATCCATCTGCACTTGGTATATGTGATGAGAGTGGTTTTGTATTTAATCATAAAGATTTAGTCAAACAAATGGAATGGCGAGGTAATAATCTGGTTTGGACTGGGCTTATGGTCGGTCCACCTTATGTAGATAAACCCTCTCAACAAAATAGACCACCTATTGTCAAAGGAGACCCAAAGCCTGTGAAGAATCCTAGATTACCTAAAGATTATACCAACCCTGATGATAATCCAGTACTACCTAATAAAGAACTTGAGCAAAAACTAAAAAATACAAAATGGAACGAATAGAGAAATGTCTGATAGAAACACATTACGGATATTATCACTGGATGGTGGTGGAATGCGAGGTTATCTTTCTGCTATTTTCTTTAAGCTTTTTGTTCAACAATGGGGAATAAATGCTAATGAGATATGGAAACATTTTGATGTAATTACTGGTAGCTCTATTGGTGGTATTACGGCTCTTGCCTATGCTAGCGGAAAATCTCCTACTGATATATTACCATTTTTTACTGAAGATGGACCATGGATATTTACCACAAGCAGTAGCACTCCTTCGTCTAGACCATCAACCTTAACAAAAATTAATACTATTGTAGGCGGCCCATTAAGTAGCCCAACCTTTTATCCAAGTACCACCGATGGAATAGGGACAAAGAGATTAAAGAGTAAATTAGATAATGTTTTCGGCATACAAACAATGCAGGATATGAAGACTAATGTTCTAATTACTTCTTTTGAGAAGAATGCTACAGAAACAGATTTTACTCAAGATAGCAATACACCAATATATTTTTCTAATAGTAATATAGTACCAGTATTAATTGGTCAGAATAATTTAGCCGTAGATGTAGCAATGGCAACAAGTGCTGCTCCTTTATATTTTCCATCATGGCAGATTGGAGAAGATAAATATATTGATGGCGGAGTAGTACAAAATAATCCAGCATCTTTAGGTCTTGCAATAGCTAAATCCTTAAAACCAACAGCAAAACGTTATTGCCTTTTATCAATAGGTACTGGTCTTGGCGATGTGGGTTTTGCATCTACTCAAACCAATATAGTAAAGCAAAGAGCTATACAAGAAGCTACAGAGTTAAGAAATAATCCAAAAGCGTTTGCTGAAAAATGGCAGTTATCTAGTAGAGAGGTAAAGAGTTTACAGCAAGTAAGTTCTAATTTAAAGCTTTTAGAAGGTGCATATCTAATTATGTATTTAATTGGTGCTATGGGCGGTGGTGCTCAGGAAATAGTTGCCAAAGAATTAGAGATAGAAAGTAAATATACGCTGGATAATTTATATTATTACCGCATGCAATATTATTTAGACCCTGCCAAAGATACAGAGCTTGATAATTCAACAACTTCTATACTTGCCTATTATGAGGAATCAGCAACTAATTATTTTAATAATGATATAGCAAATATTAGTAGTTTTATTTCGAGGTTAGATGCATGAATTATGATGTTTTACATAATTTTATATCACCTGTTACTGGTAGGGTACTATGCAAGGAAGATTATATTCTAGTTGGTAATAGGGATAATATTGCAGACCCTAGCCCTGCTTTAATTGATACTAAGCTTGATTTAATCAAATTACGGCATGATGTAAATGAGTTATTAAATGCTACATTTATATTAGAGGAAGCTAATTTTAAATTACCCAAAGCTCAAGCCTTGAATATATTAGATGATGGCTTTATGTATAATACAGGCGGGATTATCAGCACTACTAATGATATACCACTGCCCAATTTAGAATATAAACATCTATGGATAGGAGATAGTAATAATCAGCCACAAGCTGTTACTACAATTGATATAGATAATTTACCATCACTTGGAACAACAAATGTACCGACTCCTACTGGTGGCTTTGTTGGTAAGGTTTGGGAAGGTACATCATCAGGGAGACCAGAAGAATCTAGCATTGTTGGTGAGATGTTTGCTGATATTGGAATACTTAATGCTAAGTTTCTAGCTGGTCATTTTGTTATGAATAGTGGTTTAACTGCTTCTTTTCCTGCAGCACAATTCTTAAATGCATTGACAGCAGGTGCTCTAGTTAAAACAAGTAGTACAGGTAATGGAAAGTTAGAAACAATTACACTAAACCAAGACCAAGTATTAATGGGTGGTGCTAATAATACGCCAGAATCAAGAGCAAGAATTGGAGTAGAGAATTTACCATTACTTGCAGATAAGAAATTATGGTCAGGCAATTCAGATAGTATTCCGCAAAGTATTACAACAATAGATATTAGTAATTTACCTAATCTTGAACAAAACAAATTATGGATAGGTGATGCTGGCAATAGACCAGTAGCACAAAGTACGCTAAATATAGATAATCTACCTAATTTAACTAATAATAGGGTATGGCAAGGAAATGCTCAAGGCAGACCTGAAGAGGTAGAACTTAATTTTGCACCTGTTGATGCTACCTATATCATAAAACAACCAAATGTAACATTAACTAATGCCCAAGTTTTAAGTGAACTTGGGGTAGGTATAGCTAAAATAGTTGCAGGCGGTGCATTTGCAATTGCTATTCCAGATGAGGATTATGCAACTAAAGCAACTCTTGAGCAGATAAAGGCTGAGACTGAAGAATTTAAGAATCAAGCTGCAACTTCTGCCGAAGAAGCCAGCGCGTCGGCAACGGAAGCAGCTAGTTCTGCTACTGAGGCCGCTGCCTCTGCAACTGAAGCAACAGCTGCAGCAGGTGAGGCTACGGCTGCTGCAGCTGAAGCAACTGGGGCCGCTGCTGCTGCTAGTGGTTCTGCAATTGCTGCTGGAATATCAGCCGCAGGAGCCGCTGCATCTGCTCTTGCCGCAGGAGCATCAGCGGGTAGTGCATCTTCTTCAGCATCGGATGCTAGTTCTTCTGCTTCTAATGCTCATAATTCAGCAGTAAATTCAGCAAGTAGTGCAAGTCAATCATTACAATATCTCAATCAGCTATTAAATACAGGCATAAATTTGGTAGGAGATGTTTTAGGTAGCGGTCCTTTAAAAGACCCTATTACTCTTACTTTTAAAGCAAATCCAACATTTACAGGAACAGGGTCAATGACTATTCCAGTAGGCACAACTTCCCAGAGGCCAAATAATCCAGTATTAGGCATGACTAGAATTAATACTGATTTGTAATTTTTTTATAAAATTTTAGATGTGGTAAAATATAATTTATAACTTAAAGATTAAGAGGTCAAATGGCAAGACGAGAATATTATGATGGAACCAATTGGGTAGTAGATACCGATGGAACTGTAAAATCCATAACAGCAGGAACAGGCCTTGATGGTGGTACTATTACTGATACTGGTACAATAACACTTGCAAATACCGCAGTTACTGCAGGTAGCTATGATTATGCTTCTATTACTGTAGATGAACAAGGTAGAATAACTCTTGCAAATTCTGGTACCCCGCCTGTTACTTCTATTAGTGGTACTGCTAATCAAGTTGATGTAACTGGTACGACAATCTCATTATCGCAAACTATCGAGTGTCCAGGTGATTTAGCAGTTAATAATGGTAATTTTACTCTACCAGTTGGAACAACTGCAGAGCGCCCAGTATCTCCAGTAATTGGTATGATGAGAATTAATACAGATTTATAAACAATGGCAAAACCAGAATATTTTGACGGAACAGAATGGCAAACTTGCAGTGGTGATGGTGCTGATATATCAGTACAAAATGAGCCTGGCACTCCTATTCCTATAACAGGTTCTCTGACCATTTCAGCAGGCTTAGTTAATATGACTCTTGGTGCTGAATTAGATGCACTATCAGCATTTTCTCAAAATGGTTTAATGGCTAGAACTGGTACTGGTAGTTATGTGGGTAGAAGTTTGGTAGCTGGCACTGGAATAAATATTACTAATGGTAATGGTGTATTAGGTAATCCAGTAATTAGCGCAACAGGTTTATCATTAACATTAACAGGTGCTGTGACAGGGAGTGGGAGTGGTACTATAAATACAACTCTTGGAGAAAACCAGTCATTACCATTTAGTTATTTAAAACATAATTGGTCTTCTGGTGTTGAAAAAGGTGTATATCATACTTTAGTAGACGCAGCTACACCTCCGCATTTTGTACATAAAGTAGAAGTAGGAAGTGGTAGTACGTATAGAAGATGGATGACTGTTTATAAACCAGGATTTGGATCTCAACCTACTGGAAGCTATAAGTTAGAATTTTTTCATGCGTCAAATGGTTATCAATATCCTTTTGAAATTGGTACTTATGGTTCTACACTTCGAACATATTTACGTACTACTGTTGATATAAATAATAATCAAATAATTAATGCATTAGACCCAGTGTCTAGTCAAGATGTTGCAACTAAGTCTTATGTGGATAGTGTAGCTGGTGGAACACCACTTGCAAGTAATGGGATTAATGTTAATACAAATGGTGGTTTAGATCACTGGCTAAGACGTTCTAATACTACAATAACTGGTACAACTATTTATAACCAGAACTCTAATAGTTTTATCTTTGAAGATAAAAGAGGTGAATCAGCTGGACTTGCAGTTAATGGTGATAGTGACGGGTGTACTATATGGTCGCCTGGAGATAGCGGGGCATATTTAAATATTCAAGATGAAGATAGTAGCAATACTAGAGTAGCGTACGTCAATACTTCTGGAGCATGGACAGTTGTAAGTTCAGAAACTCGTAAACACTCTGTAAAAGATAAAATCAATAATAATGTGTTAGATAGATTCCTTAGACTGTCAGTTAAAAGTTATGGATATAAGCAAGAAAAGCGAAAAAACTCTTCAAAGTTAAGAGAAGCTAGAATAGAGAAAAAAGCTAATAAAATGCATATAGGATTAATACTAGAAGAATTATTTGAGGTCTTTCCTAATTGTATTCCAGATTATTATAATTCTTTGTTTCAAAATAAAGGCTCCAAAAAAAATTTAAATCTAAAAGAAGAAATCAAAGACATATCAAATAGCGGTATAAATTACAATGTATTGCTATGTTACTTCATCATGGCTTTTCAGGAATATGCGAAGAAAACAAATAATGAAATTTCATTTTTAAAAAACATTATAAAAGGAGAATAAAAAATGAGTAAATCAAAATTAGATAGTGTAACAACACCAGTTTTTTTATCAGAACCAATACCAGAGCCAGTTATAAAACCAATGAATCCTGATGCTATCAATTATTTAGGTTGGTTTATGTCTGATGCGCAAAACTTAAGAAATTGGGCAAGTCAGATATTTGGATCTGATGTTGATTTAAATAGCCCTAGATTAGCAGAATTAAAATCTGCAGCCGAAAATTCTTTATTAGAATTAGAAGATGATATAACTCAAATTAGAAAGTTTTTATCTGAATATATTCCACCAAATAGTAAAATAAATAATTAATAAAATAAGAGGTATTAAAATGACTCCAAATGAATTAATTGCAACTCTTCCAAAATATGTGCAAGCCTTATATAGTGATTGCGTATTATATTTTTCAGAAGAAAAAAATATAACAACGCAAGAAAGAAAAAATTTAGTTGTAAATGATATAAAATTAATTAAAGAAAATATTACAGCTTTAGAAAAACATTTGAATAAATAGTTAGTTAAATGATTTTTGTTGATTACCTAAGTGCTCCATTTGCTAATTTAGCAAACGATAAACATACTATATTATCAGCAACTAGTAATGTACTGGTAGTAAATAGTATTATTGTCTGTAATAGGACTGGGCAAAGTATTAGATTTAATTTAAAGAAAGTAAGGACGCAAAATGCTCCTGTGGAAATATTTTACTTAAATGAAATAGAAATAAAACCTTACCAAACAATAGATGCTATAGACCAACTTGGGTTTAATATTTTTCTGCAATATCAACAAGAGCCTGCGATTAGTGATAGTTTAGTATGTTTTTCCAATGGATTAAAGCAATTATTTGATTGCGAAGTGTTTTATTCAAAGTTAAATGAAGCACCTTATACAATATAAGCTTTATAAAGATGCTTTTAATATGTTATAATAAAGTATAGGAAGAGGTATGAATAAAAGTTTTAGACATATTTTTACCTTATGTACCTCTTCCTATATGTAGGTTCTACGAACCATAATAATCGTACCTTCGGTTTGTTTCTATATCCTTAAAAGAAAACTCCTAAAAAAGTAAAATAGTTTTAGGTGTTCCAATATAAAATAAAAAGTTTCTGTGAAACTATAAATCGCATTATCGGTTTTTTTCTTATCCTTAAAAGATTTTAACAACTCTAAATTAAATATAAAATATTATTATGTCAAATAATCAAATTACAAAATTATCAGGTTTAGATATTGTCCCTGATACTGATAACACAAAAATTACTGGATTGTATATTCCTCAATTAAAAACTGTACAAATCAATGCTTTATCTACTAATATAGTAAGAGATGGTGGTCTAGTTTATGATATTACTGATAATGAGTTAAAAGTTAGGAAAAATGGTGCTTGGGTAGCAATTGCAACTGTTTAATATTCGGAATATTATTTAAAGAAAAGGCAAACACATGAATCCAGCATTGTTAAATTATTTACAAGCAAATCAGCAGAATCAAAATCAGATTGGGTTAATGGGTAATGTTGCTGAAGGACAGGTACCAAATAGCCAAATAAGTAATGATTCTAATCCTTTTGATTCAGGAATAAGGCGTGCAATCGAGACTGCTAGAGAGTCACTAGGCATGACTGAGAAACAGCAAGATAAGGCTCTTCGTAGGGGATTGCTTAATTTTGCTGCTAATATATCCCAGACGCCAAAGCAAAAAGGTTTCTTTGCTAACTTTGGTGCTGCATCTCGTGCTGCTATTCCTGCCATGCTTGAATATGATACAGCAGAGGCAAATTATGAAGCTGATAATAATGCTCTTGCTAATCAGATACTTAGCTATCAAGACAGGCAAAGAGAAGCTTTATCAAAAGCAGAAGAGCAAGCTTGGAGGCATAAAATGGCTGAAGATAACTTATCCGAGGTTAAGCGCTACCATGATTTAATAGATGCAAATAATCAGGCAAAACTTAATGCTACTGGCTCTGCTGGTAAAGGCGCTCATGGTGGAAGTGATGCAGAAAAAACTATGGCACTTGCTAAATTACTTGATAATGCGGAAATGTTCTTAAAAAGCCCAGAAGGGCAAAAGTCGCAAATAGGTAGATTGCAATCAATGTCACCTTTATCTTTGCCTGATAGCTCGCAAGCATCTTTGAAGCAATATGAGGATTCTATCAAAGGTGCGCTGTTTAATAAGCTCGGCTATAGAAACGAGGCTGAGTTTAAACATACTCCCTCAATAAGTAGTAAATATGACCCAGCAACTAACTTGAAAATAATTCAAGATTTAAGAAACAATTATATCAATAATACTCTTGATCATCAGCAAGGTTTAACCGATGAATATGTCATGATGGTTGATCCTGATACTGGAGAAAAACTACCTGTATATTATGAAGATGTACAAAAAGGTATAGAGGCTGGATTAGTTAGAGAATAATTATGAGCAGATTTGATGGATTGCGTACAAAGGAAACAGTAGAAAGCAGTAAATTTGCCGGTCTTCGTACTATGCCCCTTAATAATTATTCTTCTGCTAACTTAAGCACGAAAGAAACATCTCTGCCAAAAGGCGATTCTTGGCCAGCATTAATTGGTAAATCTGCTTTAAAAGGTGTTACATCTATTCCACAATTACTACTAGATCTTGGAAAGGGAGCAGCAGAAGCGGATAGAAGAAAATTACAATTAATGGGCTATCCTAATACTGACATAGAAACTCCAGAAATAAATATAAACAAAAAACTAGAAAATATTACAGGATTGGATCTAGAACCACATCCTGTAGGAGAAGCTCAAAGAATAGCCTCGCATGCTGCTGAGTTTGCTGGAGGGCTTGGTCCATTTGGTTTAGCCTCAAAAGGAAATCTTACATTAAAAGGTCTGGGATTTGCTAAACAAGCAGGAGTAGGTGCTGGAATTGGAGGAGCTAGTGGCACAGCGCAAGAAATGGGTGTATATCCATTAGTTGCCGATCTTGGAGCAAGTATTGCCGTTCCTTCTGCTCTTACTAGAGGTAAGAATATATTCTCTAATTTTACGCAAAAAGGTCGAGATAATATAATAAAAGATAAGGCTGCTAATATACTCCGCAAAGATATAGGCGAGGGTAATATTCCAGATGTTGTAGGGAAGCTAGATTATACTTCACCTATTGGAGCACGTCCTACAACAGTAGAGCTTGCAGAAAATTCAGGTCTTAGCCATAGAGCAAGAACCGAGAGTCCATCATTGCCTGATATACATCAGCGCAATGCTTTAAATGATAGTATCATGCGAGAAAAAATAGCTGATATTGCTCCGCGTTCTGGTTTAAATGATGAGATAATCGGCGAAACTATCAGAAATAATCTATATGCTAATTTAGAAAAAGCCAAAAAGGTAAGATCAGAAACCACTAAACCTCTATATGATAAAGTTGAAGCTTTAACTGATAAAATTACTTTACCTCAAACAAGAGAATACTTAAAAAATGAAGCTCGTTATGCTGAAGGTGATATTAAAAATAACATCAAATATATTACTGATACACTAGGGAAAGATGCTGAAATCTTACCTGTACAAGCTGTCAATAAACGAAAAGCTATTACTGACAGATTATCCGAGGTTAAAGGCGAGAGTAGCAGAAGGATATTAAAAAATGTAGAGGAGTCTATACTTGATGATATGTCGCATATTCCAGAAGAGAGAATAGCACGAGAAGCATACAAAGACTTATCTATTCCAGTATCTGCTATTGAAGATCAGAATTTGCTTAAAAAATTCGTTGAAAAAGATAAATACTCAAACAATTTTGTATTATCACCTGAGAAAATACCAAGTAAAATTTTAGGCAGCAGCTTAAATGACGTAAAAGCTTTAATGAAACAAATTGAAGGGAGTCCTGAGGCTGTAAATTCTCTTCGTAGTTCTATCATAGATAAACTGCTCAAGAGCAGCGAGACATCTGCTATAAATGCTGCTTCTGGTAAGTCATTAGAACATAATTTATCCTACAATAAACTAAATAATGCACTCTCTAAATACAAGCCAAAACTTGATCTAATCTTTGAAAAAGAGCAAGTAGAGCTTTTAGAACATGTTAGGGACTTACTAAAAAAACGTAATATGGTTGCAACATTAGGAAGAGCCGCTGGTTCAAATACGCAAAGTCAGCTAACATTACTTGAACTTACATCCTTGCCTAAAGGAGCAGATTTTATGAATTTAGTTGAAGGTGTGCCAGTTTTAGGTAAGCCAATTTCTAAAATGAGAGATCGCAGCAAGGCAATTCAGGATGCAAATATTAGGAATTTAGTAGGTAGAGCATTGGTAGAACCAGAATTAGCTAAAGAGTTATTAACTAGACCAAAGAACGCAGAAAGTATTAATGCATTTTTGGAGCGTTTACCTAAAAATCTATTGGTCTCTACAGGTTTGAATAGTGAGGGAGGTCAGTAATGAACTATGCAACATTAACTGAGCAAATAAAGGCTTATGCTAACCGCAAAGATGCCGCCTTTAATGCTCAAATACCAAACTTCATTGAGCAAGGAATAAATCGTATTTACAGTGAGGCTAAAAATATTGGTTTTGAAATTATTATCAATGGTGATATTCCAGCAAATGCAGCTTCTATAAATAAACCTGCAAATTGGCGAGAGACAATAAGTTTTAGAATATATAGTGAGGACCAGACATTTTCTAAGTTTTTATTTAATAGGAGTTATGAGTTCTGTAAGTCCTACTGGCCAGATCAGAGTATAACTGGAGAGCCACAATTTTATGCTGATTATCAAGCATACGAAAAGATATTTATAAGTCCTAGTGCCGATAAGGACTACAAATACAGTATGATTTACTTAAGCGTACCTTTATTTAATACAGAAAACAGCGAAAACTTTTTAACTCGTAGGTATCCAAGGCTATTATTCTATGCCTGTATGTTAGAAACCATGCCATTCTTGAAAGATGATGAGAGGCTAGGGCAATTTGAGCAATTATATGCTAGCAGTCTTGATGATATTAACCAAAATACTACTGAGCGTTATACCGATAGAACTTCAGATAGGGATAAGGAATAATGGCAGATTACATGTTTCCTCTTACCTACAAAGCTGGTCTTAATAGAGATGGTACAGAGTTCCAACCCGAATATTGTAATGACGGGCAATGGATACGTTTTAATGAAGGGAAAGTTAAGAAGATAGGTGGAGTTATTAGCCCAGGTAAATTAGGTATTTATAATTTTGATAAGGTAAAGTCTATTACGCTGCTTCCTAATAATGATGCAGATAAAATCAATGTATATTTAGCCTCTGAGCAGAGAATCTTTACCTTTTGGGTAAATCAGGATTTTACTAATAAATCTGAGATTACTCGAATTAAAAGTTTTGCCCCAAGTTCCGCGAGAATTTTTCAATCAGTCGTTGTTATAGACAATAATGTAAAAAAGCTGTTATTTTTACAGACGTCTAACGCTCAAAACATAGCAAGTAATACTAAGTGTAAATTATATCAGCTAAATATCTCTAATAATACTATTAACGAAGTACAACAAACTAGTTTTGATAATAAGGTAAGCGGCGGTATGTGTTATGCTGCGCCGCATTTATTCTTGTATGGTGAAAATGGCTATGTGCAGTATAGCAAGGCTGGTAATCCACTGAACTTCAGGCAGCAAGATGGAGCAGGTAGTCAAATTATCTCAAATGACAAGGTCATATATGCGGCTCCCATTCGCGGTGGGTCTAATTCACCATCACTATTATTTTGGACATTATCAAAAGTAGTCAGGCTGACAAATACATCAGAGGGAGAGCAAGTAGAATTACAGCGTGATGTTATATCAAATAGTTCATCTATTTTATCTTCTAGATGCGTTGCTGAATATGATGGGTTATTTTTCTGGATAGGAACTGATAGATTCTTTGTGTATAACGGCGTTGTCCAAGAAATGGTCAATACTGCCTCTATCAATTATTTCTTTGATAATCTGGATATGAAGAATCGCCAGCTAGTTTTTAGCGTCATAAATCCACGCTTTGGCGAAATATGGTGGTTCTACCCTGAAAAAGGACAAGATCAGCATAACGTTAAAAACACCAGAGCATTGATCTACAACAAGCGTGAGAACTCTTGGTATGATACCGCAATAAGCAGAGACTGTGGCATATTCTCAGGTGATTTTGGCTTTATGGCAACTTATGGCTATAGCTTTCAAGGCAATAACTTAAATAAATATCTCTGGAAGCATGAAGTAGGCGAAAAGGAAATTGCCGGAGAGGAGATAAATGCTCCAATTATTTCTTCAGTAACTATGCCGTTTATTTCGCAAGCTGCATTTAATGCGAAAGACCCAATGAATGGTATTGATCGGTTTTTAGAACTAAGACGTATAGAGCCTGATTTTGTTATGAATGATAAAGCTAAGGAAATTCAGGTTAAGATAAATACTAAAAGATATGCACAAAGCTCTTTAACTAGTTCTGATCCTATTACTTTTACGGGAGAAACAGAAAGGATAGATACTAGGGAGCAGGGTAGAGCTATATCTTTGACTTTTTCATCGGAGCATGATTTTAGGATGGGTAATATTATGCTGCTTATGGCTAGTGGGGATGGTAACTGATGATAGTATGGCCTGAATATATAGATATTAAGGACTGGGCAGCAAATTTAATTGTTGATTATCCTGATGAATATTTACCTGTTTTTGAAGATGCAGATAAATGGGAAGACTGGGCGTCTATAGTCGCAGGAACTGGTATATTTGCAAGAAATGATATTCCAGCACCTTTTTCTGTAACGGAAGGAGAAAAAAAGCAAGAGTTCAAAGATTGGCAAGAATGGGCGAAAACGGTGTATAATTTAATGATAAATAGTGGAGATAAAGATGTTTAATCAAATAGATAATATGGAAAATGATGAATACATGGAAGAAAATAATCCATATATGGCAAATAACGCTCCTATGATGCCAAATTATTACGCTGATGGAGGAATGGTTGAAAATGACCAAATGTCACCTCTAATCGCACTTATGGGGCAAGAAGAGCCTAATCAGAAAGAAAATAAACCTAAAGCTGATAATAATCCATACCCTTCACTTGCAGAAATGATCCGTCAGCAAGGCGAAGGTGAGGATACAGTTCTTGCTCACATTAATCCTATTGAAGCTGAAATGCTAAAAGTAATGAATGGTGGTAAGATTAATCCTGTTACTGGACTGCCTCAATTTGGACTTTTTAGCAATCCTAAGAAATGGTTTAAATCTGTAGCTGGACCTGCTGCTGGTGTTATACTTGGTAACATGATATTACCTGGAATTGGCGGAGTGATAGGTGGTGCATTTGGTGGTGCTGCTGGTTCTATGGTGCGTGGGCGTAATGATATGGGACAGGCTATGCTGCGTGGTGGTGCTATGGGAGCAATGGCTCCGACTGCTGCAAGTTTAGCAGGCAGTGGGGCTAGCTCACTTGGGGCAAAAGGTCTAGGTGCTAGTCTTAGTAATTACGGAGCACAAAATGCGGTACTACCATCAATTGGATTGGGGAGTTTAGGAGATAGCATAAGCGGCGTTTCTGCTGGTGGTGAAATGCCAGTTTCAGAAATAGTAAAACAGGAAGCTGCTAAGACAGCAGCAACAGAAGGAGCTAAATCCGCTGCTGAAAAGTCATTTACTGATATGCTGATGGATAATAGTAAAAACTTCTTTAGTAAACCTTCTAATCTACTTACTGCTGCAATTGTTGGTGGATCGCTGATGAATAGACCCAAACCACCGAAAGAAAAATCACCTGAAGAATTAGCTGCTGAGCGAAAACGTTATGAATTAGGCTTAATGCTTACTCCAGAAGAACAAGCTGCTAAGGAAGCTGCGGATTTGTTGGCAGAGCAATCAAGAAGACGTGTTGCTAGAAATAAGTTCCTGCCAGAAGAGCGGTTTAACATAGAGCCTTTGTATGTAAAAACTAATAGCCCTGAGGACTATAAGAGAACGGGTAGGTGGCTTGAGTATTATAATAATCCACAGTTTAGCGGTAGCCCAGTAATGATGAAAGAAGGTGGTGCAGCTAGACCAGAAATCTCTTATGAAGTGGAACAATTTAATTACCCATCTGGCTTAGGCTTTTATGTAAGCGGTGAAACCAAAGGTCAGGACGATAAAATACCAGCTATGCTATCTGATGGGGAATTTGTAATTCCTGCTGATGTACTTGCACATTTAGGTGATGGTAATAATAATGCTGGTGCTAAAAAACTTGATGAAATGATAAAAAAAATAAGAGGTAGTAAAGGCATGAAAAACGCCCTGCCTCCTAAAGCAAAATCATTAACAACTTATCTGGGGGTATAGATTATGGCACGAACTTTTTATCCTGGTTTATCGAATCAACTTAATCCAGCAGCAGAAGAAATATACGTACTGAATCATCCTGACATACAAACTAGGCGCATGCTGAATCCTAGTCGGTTTAATGATGTTAATAATGCTAGAGATTGGCTACAAAGAAGCAGTATTTATGATTTTAGCCCACGCAAGCACGATAGAGCGGGTTTTGAAAACACACTAGAGGGTATGGTTGAAAAAGGCTATAGTCGTCTAGCTCAAGATAGAGCAAGACTTGGTGGTTTAAATTATCCAGCATATCAAGGTAAAACACTTGCTCCAATGTCGGATTTGACGCAAAGAGCTAGAGGCTTACAAGAATATTACGCAGGAAAACCAACCCCATATTCAAATAAAATATCCTCTGTATTATCTCGTCCTACTGGCTTATCTAATAATTCTATTTCTGGATTACTAGAAAACACAAGTGGCAGACAAAGAGATTATGGCAGTTCATTACTTGGGGCCTTGCAAAAAGAATTCAGATCTTCTTATGACGATAGGGTAGATAGGTTCCAAAGAAACAGTGGAGAAGATATTAATCGCAGTATTGGAGAGTTTAGGGGTAAGCTAGGTGATATTAACACACTCAGCCGTAACCTTGATCAAAACGCTAATCAATCTACTGCTAAAGCTCTACAAGGCTTATCTGGACAAAAACAAGCAAGGCGTAATTTGCTTATTGATAATCTTGATCAGTTCGGCAAGCAAAAGCATGCTCTTAACAATTTGAAATTGCAAGCTGATAAAGCCGCCTTTGATCAAGAGGCTCGCGCTCCTCATGAGAAAGCAAATAGGCTAGAGGAAGTGTTAAATAATGCAAATAATGCGATCAGAGGAGAGATTCACCCTGATTTAGAAAGCTCTATGGCAAATCAAGTCAATCAAGCAATGACTGCTTATAATACACCTACCCAAAAGTATCAAGGTCAAATGATTGCAGATAGTAATCCAGAGCTTGAAGTATCGCAAGAACTTATGGGAGGGCTTAGTCCTAAATTTAGAGATAGTTTTTATCCTGAGAGGAAAGAGCTTACAGGCAGGTTAAGTAATGTTGATACAAGTGTTAGCGGATTAGCACTGGATAAAGTACCAGATGCTATTCGCGGTCAAATAGACCAGCTAGAATATGCAGGGAAAAAACGTCTTAAATCTGATTTAGGTACGCTTTCTAATAAATACACTCGGCTTGGTCAATATGGCTCACCGCAGCATATGAAAATGGCAGAAGAAAGAGCCAGAGAACTTAATCAAGCGACCTTAGAACAACGTAATAAACTCACTGAAGGTGGTCTTAAAAACCAACTACAAATGCAGCATCAATCTAATATAGGTGATATTAAGCAACTAGGTATGCTTGGGGATTTAGGTCAGCAGGAATTTGGTGATAGTATTAAAAATATTAGAGACTTAAATAGGCTCGGCTCAACTAAATGGAGAAATCAACAAGCTGAGAATGAAGAGCTTTATAAAAACTACATGAACGAAGCTATGTGGATGTGGCCTCACATGCGAGGTCAGGATATGCAAAGTGGTAGAAGCGGTGCGTTTTCTGACATATTTAATACTATGAGGAATAATAATATTAGCTTGGAGAATTTAGCTAACCTCAATACTAATTATCAAAAAATGGAGAGAGAAAGAGATAATTATAGAACTCAAGTAGGTAATCAGACTAATCAATATCAAGGTCAGATCAGCAGCTTACAATCTCAACTTAACGAGCAGCGTAGATTATTGAAAGAAAGACTGCAAGAATCACAGCGAGAACAACAAAGACAGCGAGAACAACAAAGATTATCCAGTATTGTACCAAATTGGAGTGCTTTTAATAAAAATAATTATAGTCAATTATCTGCCCACGATCTAGCAAGAGAGTTTTATCGCTCACAGGATCCAGCTATTATGGAAAGAGCTAGGTCAGACAAGGCATTTCATAATAATATAGACGCTTTCCTTGGATATCCAGGCCAGTATTTAGCACTCAGAAGGTAAATTTAATCCTGATGATCAATTATTGAAAAATCATGAGAGGAGTCGCCCATTAATTGGGCTTCATTTTCAGGTAATTCTTGATACTCAGGTATTAGTGATTTAAAAATATTAGTAGCTTCAAAATTAGTATTTGATAAAAATAATGATGTAAATAATCCACCTCTTATTAATGAATTCCAGTCTGTTGTAGCATCTAAGCCCGCTGATATTGAAGGAAGAGCAAACCATCCCCCTTCTAACGCTGAAATAATACCAAAAATTATTTCTTTTATATTGAGATTTTGTTTCTTATTAACAAATAAAGATTTTAATTGTGAATGCTCACTGATAGCTACAATGCTATTAGCTATAACGCCACCAGATATAATACCTAAAACAAGAGATGAATCTTCATCAATTCCTATATTTTCTATTAACTTCTTAGTAATAGAAGTAAAAGCTACCCCTCTTCCTATCAAAGAAACTCCATCAACTCCATATACAACTATTTTACTACCTAAATTATTAAGTTCTTCTGTATTATATTTTTTGGTGATAAATCGCTCTAACTCTTGATAACTTTTTATGCTTTTAAATATGATTAAAGGCATAGTAGTAAATGTTGCCCAAGCTATAAATTTATTAAAACCAGAACTTCCTTCTACTTCTTGATCTTCTAATTCTATATTCCATAATAAAGATACTGGTATAATAC